AATCAGAGGCTTGCTTATCAAACCGGTGTCGTAGTAGTTACCGGATGTATTCTCTCTTGGAAGAAAATACATGGATCCGTCAACCTTTGTGAAATCATGTTCGAGCGTGGCATATACAGTGTCCTCTTTTCGCTGACCGAATAAGCCGGTCTGCTTCGAGTAATAGGCAAAATTATTTCCCATGACAGTTGCGTTGGCCTGTGCCTCCTGATTTACCAGACCGAATGAAATCATCATGTATGACCGCTCTCTCAGAGAGCTTTTCATGCTTGCCTTGTATTCATTTGATACTTTCTGCATACACCATCACTCTCCACAATCAATAAGGTTTACTTTGCAACTCTGATAGGTAATTGGATTTCCGTCTGTATCAATCCAATATGGTTCTGCCGTCCTATCTCCGGGGTACATCTTTATTGTTATTTTTTTCATAGTGACCGGATCTGGAAAAGTGACATATACGAAAAACGCACTCAGCACCGTAAGCATCCGGCTCCACTCTGCTGCCGTCAGCCACGGCCATTCCAGAGTGTCGAGTTTGTACTGATCTCGCCCAACTCTCTGCCCTACGACCGTGCCGTTGGCATTTCTTCCGGCATCCACCATTGTAGATACAGTTGGCTTTGCCCCACGTTTAGGAGGGGGAAAGTCATAACCATTTACTGATATATAAGCCATTCCATATCCCTCCTTTACGCTCCTTGGAAGCTGTAACCGTTGGCATTGCGCTGTGTGGTTACTGCATCCGTAACTGTCTTTCCACCGATTTCAACAATCGTCTGTTCTTTCTTATCAGCCTGTGTCTTGGTGTTCTTGGAAATCTCACTCACAGCGGTTGTTATTCCGAGATCATCCAGAGCCTCTTTGATAGCTTCTTTCAGACCGCCGCCGGAATTAAGCGTTGCCTGCACGGTTCCGTTTGTAGATACCTCCCTTGTCACACGCTGCACGATTGCTTCATTCGTGAAATCACTTCCATAATTGTTGCTGTATTCTTTCAATGCACTGTCATTGATTTTCAGACGTGTTCCGAGGTTCACGTCCATATCAGCGAATGAATCTACCCAGGAAGTGACAATTCCTTTTGTTTTCTCTCCCTCTTTCTCTACGCCGATGTTATATCCCTCTACGGAATATGCACCTAATCGTTTGAATACTCTGGACGGAGAGTTAATATCCAGCTTGTCTTTGAACCATGAGATAATACTGCTGCCCCACGATTCAATGTTGTTCTTACAGGTAGAGTACAGATTCCCTATACCGTTCTTAAAACCATCTACCACATTTTTTGCAATGTCATACCACTTGTCATAAGAACAGGTATTTGTGAACCACGTTTTTACATTAGAAGCCCATGTTGTAATGTTGCTCTTACAAGTCGTATAACTGTTTCCGATTTTCGTTTTGAAGCCGGAAATAATATTCTCTGCATAGGTACTCCACTTAGAACTATTGATGCCTCCAAAACCACTATCAGAGAACCACGTTTTGAGGTTTGAAGCCCATGTTGTGATATTGCTTTTCGTATCTGTGTACGACAGTCCTATTTTGTTCCTGAAACCAGTTATGATATTTCCTGCATAAGTGGTCCATGTGGCATTGTTGATATTTCCGAATGAAGATCCAGAAAACCAATCTTTCAGGCTACTCGCCCAAGTAGTAATGTTGTTCTTTGTGGTGGTATAGGTGTTTCCAACCTTTTCCCGGAAGCCGGAAATGATATTGTTTGCGTAGGTCTGCCAAGTATTGCTATTGATGTTTCCAAAGCCGCTGCTCGTATACCATTCCTTAACTTTGCTCGCCCAGGTTGTGATGTTATCTTTTGTAGTGGTGTATGCGTTACCCACCTTTGTTTTGAAACCAGTGATAATATCATTTGCGTAGGTGGTCCATGTACCGTTGTTCACTCCGCCGAATGAAGAACTATTAAACCACTCCTTTGCCTTTGAGGCCCATGTGGTAATATTGTCCTTGGTCTGTGTATAGGCATTTCCCACTTTCGTCTTGAAACCGGAGATAATGTCATTTGCATATCCGGTCCATGTTTCCATGTTGACCCCACCAAATGATGAATTGTTGAACCACTCTTTGGCCTTAGCAGCCCAAGTCGTGATGCTGTCTTTCGTGGTGGTATAAGCATTGCCTATCTTGTCCTTAAAGCCGGTTATGATGTTCTGACCGTGGGTTTCCCAAGTCTCTTTGCAAATCTTTCCAAAACTCGTACCCGAGAACCAGTCATTGACCTTTCCGGCCCACTCCGTAACTTTTGCTTGGCAGTCTGAGAATTTCTTTCCGATGCCTCCATTGAAAGCAGTGACAAGATTGCTTCCAAGTGTGCTGAATACGGTTGAATCGGATGAACCACCTATGCCAAATATTCCTTTGACAACATCTGTCACATTTCCGAAACAACTCAACGCTGTCTGCAATGGTGCCGGCAAAAGGGATTTAGATATTCCACCAAGCAAGCCACTGACTATTTTCTCTCCGACAGTATTTATTTCTCCATCATCAGATCCAATTCCAAACTTCTTAGATATTCCCTCTACAATGCTTGTTTTCAACTGGTTCCAAATGGCGGTCCATGATACCCATTTGAACAAATTCTTGAACGTCCACTTGGCTGCAAATACCTTAAAGACTGTTTTGAGGATTGTGTCCCAGTCAATCTCGGACATTGCCGTTCCTACGCCCTTTAGAAGTTCGTACCAATCTACCTCGTCTATCAAAGTGTTAATCAGTGTGCATACACCAGATATAAGGGAATTGATTGTGCCTCCGGCTTCTTTCCAGTCGATAGTCTTAACTGCCTTGTTTATCGCACTCGCAAAGTCACTTCCGATTTTCTTGAAATCTATCTTTGCAAGGAATTTTCCAAGACCGCTGAAAAGTGTCTTGATGCTGTTGCCAAGCGTTGTGCCTACGAGATTCCAGTCGATCTTCGTAATTGCGGTATTTATATTTGTTCCAAGTCCCTCACAGAAAGTATCGAAACCATCTTTGATGGTATTCCAATCGAGTTTTTTCAGTGCTGTGTTGACACCGTTTGCAAAGTTCGTAGCAATATCTTTCCATGGGAAAGTCTTTGAGAAATTCAGTACGGCAGTAAATACACCATTTACAAAACCGGCGAATGTTTCTCCAATGCCAACATAATCAATTCCGGCTATTGCATTGCCAAGCAAATTGCCGATTGCGGTTCCGAGTGAAGCCCAATCCAATCCGGTAACGAATGTCTTTGCAAATAGAATCGCTGAGTTTATTGCATTGGAAATTGCTGTTCCAATTTTCTTCCAGAGATCTTCTGTCTGCAGGGCAGCGTTGATTGCATCTACGATACCCTGTGCAAGTCCCTTTGCGGTTTTATTTATCAGAGTCCAGTCAAGAGTATCTAATGCACCAATGATAAGATCTGCTATTGCCGTTCCGAGACTGCTCCAATGGAAGTTTTCTACAAATGAATCAACGAACTCAAATGCAGAGTTAATAGCTTGCGCTATTGTCACACCTATTGATGTGAACAATCCAGGAGTTTCAAGGAAACCATTCAGGAATGTCGCAATGCACTTCGCAATCTTTCTCAGAGATGCTTTGATGCCGTCCCACGGAATGTTATCGAGGGCTTCTTTCAGTTTCTCCCCGAACATTCTTCCTACATCGTAGAAATCAGCTTCATCCCAAGCATCCTTAATCATCTGTGCAAGATTTTTGTACTTATCCGCAATCTCGTCTGTTTCATAACCGCTTCCATCGGCTCCGCTGTTGCTTCCACTGCCGCTTTTATCATCACTTAGGATGTTAAGCTCATCTATGCCGGTGGTAAGGTTCTTTGCCGCCTTTGCAGCACCATTTAAGGAATCTGTATAATCTTTATTCTGTTTTATTGCTTTGGTATAGAACTTCTTACCTGTGAGTGCTGAGAAGAACTGTGCCAATGCGTTTGTTGCTGCAACGAGCTTCTGAATCAGATAATCCAGAATCGGAGTAACTACATTCAGTATTGGCTCAAATGCAGTTGTCAGTGATGCTCCAAGCTGTCGCAAATCGTTGTAGAGCAGATTTACGTTTTTGTGAAACTCTGTTCCGGCTCTTTTTGAATAAATAACAAGGTTATCGAATCCTGTTTTTACGAGTTCAAATAGGTGTGTAAACATTGAACGTAATAACATGAACGTTCCAAGTCGGATGATTGAGCCGAGTTTCTTTGCAAATGCACCAGATTGTTTTTCTGAAAATCCAAGGCTCTCTCTCACTCTTTTTTTGAGTTCCTTGAATTTATTTATAATTGCAGCAATCCCAGAACGGATTTTGTTCACTACCGTTTTCACGGCAGAAATGATTTTTTGTGTCTCGTTCTTTACGGCATTTGCCACTTGCCTTACCGCATTGATGATTGCAGTAAGGATTGTCAGGATAATACCAATAATCGGTATCGCCGCCTGAACGGCTTCAAGGCCTACCGCCATAGACTGGAATCCGGCATTTGCCGCCATGCCCCCGGTTTCAATGGCCGGAAGAATTGATGCAATTCCACTTAATATAGAAGAAAAGGTTCCAAGTCCACATTTCTGTGCTGCATCCCCTATGGACTTAATGGACTTTGCCACATCCTCCATATTTTTAGGAGACTGTGAAACCGTTTCCTTGAACTGCTTAAACTGTTCCTGTGCCTGTCTGAGACCATTCACAGCTTCCTCATACTGACCGGTATCAAACCGTATCTTTCCACTCTCCATACCGCTGACAGTGGCTTTGTACTTATTGATCTGGTCTATGAGTTCCTGGATACGTCTATTAGCCGGATTTGTGTTTGCCTGATTGAGACTTTCGTTTAAGTTTGTCTGTCCGGCTGCTGCGCTTTGTCCGGCAGTTCCGAGGTTGCTTTCCTCTTGTGCCAACTGACTTGCCGCTGATGCGGCACCGTTCATTGCTGCCTGTGCCTCTTCTGATGCAGTCGCAACGCTTTCTGTGGCTGCCGCTGCTTGCTGACCGTTCTCCAAAGGCTGTACACGTCTCTGTGCCCCCTCAGAATCAATTCTGATGCTGACGCGATTATTCGATCCGAGGTTTCCAAGTGCTGTGCTGACTTCCTTTACAGTAGCCGCAACCTCTTTTAATTTCGCCGTATCAACTCCTGACAGAGACTTAATGGATGATGCAATGCTTCTCATACCACTTCCGGCATTTTTAAGATCATCTCCAACGCCGGAGAAACCACGCATTACATCAAGAATCTGTTTTAACTTTTCTGTATCTAATCCCTCAGTGATTTTCTTCATTGAGGTAAGAGCTTTTGTTACTTTATCAATACCACCGTCTGCCTTATCAGTGGTGGCTTCTATTTCCAATAAAATGCTATCTACTCTGTTATCAGGCATTTTGCCACCTCACTTCGTAAAACCCTGTCCGTGGGTGGTATTGTTTGTCCGTAAAATAAGAAAACATGGGGAACTGCGCCGGACTTGCGCTGTTTCGGTTCGTCAACCTATCCCCATGTAATCAGCTACTTTTCTCTTCGCTGCCTCAATCGCTTATTATGTTCTGCGGCAAAGGCAGCGAATCTGTCTGCATCCGTCATTTTTGCTCCCGGCGGTGCGTCCTCTGTGCTGTTCATGCTTCTTGGTTGGCTTGGGTATGCCGGAGCATTTCTGCCAAGGAAGATTGCCATGGCATCTACGACATACGAACCAACGGACCACGCCAACGTATCTAAGGCTGTGGCCTGTTCTTTCGCTTCCATTTCTCTCTTCTTTTGGAATGGCTCTAATTTCGTAGGGTTTAATGTCCAAAAGGTCTCATAGGAAACTCCATAAAGGAGAGCGTTGGGAAGCCAAACTTTATTGATAATCTCTGTAAATGTTTTGTATTTACTGAGATCTATTTCCTCTACTCTGTTGCCGCCTTGGTTTTCTTTCCTCCGCTCTTCGGAGGTTCCTCGGCTTCCTCGCCAAAACCCGCGGTTTTCATTGCCTCCGTAAAGGCTTCCATGACTTCATCCATGGAACCGCCGTACTTCAAATGTTCGCTCAGTATCTTTCCGGCTTTTGTGAGATCCTTTGTGCCGGTAAGGACTGCGATGATCGCTCTGATTGTCTTAAAAATCTTCATGTTCTCTCTGGTATCATCATCCAGAAGTCCCATTACATCTACATCGTGATCTTCCAGATCACACATAAGGTTTGTAAAATCGAGATCTGCTACTTTAATCTCTTTAGGTCCATTCGCTGTCTGTAAAATCATACTTATTAACCGTCCTTTCGTTAATCTGTCCTATTTGTACGGCAGAGGATTATTCCCCTGCCGCTGTTTCACTTTTTCACGCTGTTACATAATGAAGAGCCTCTTCGCCCTCATCAGTAATGGAGAATGACATTTCTCTCGCATTGTTGGAAGATCCGCTTGTCGGATATACTGCCATAACACCGGCCCACTCCCATTTGCCGTCAACACCCTCTTCTCCAAACCATAACTGGTATTTATCAACTTTTCCTGCTTCCTGCAGATCCAAGAGTTTCTTGTAATCAGCTTTCTCATACCATGCTTTGAAAGCAAGATCCCCTGTGTCCTCGATACCGTTAATGGTTCTTTTCTTCGTATCGGAAAGTGTTGTAACATCGAGTTTTTCCTTTTCTCCACCGAGATCCGGGTACTCAGTAATGTCGATCAACTTCTCAAATGTTCCGGGAGCATCTGCTTTCTCGTGCATGAGATATGTCACATTTGTACATTTTGCCATCTTCGTTCTACCTCCTTGTGTTTCCCTTTGCCTAAGAGGTAAAGCCTTGAATTTATTAAAACCACCGGCAGACACCAGGCGAGTGCTTTTCGGGAGCGACCCTAGCCGATGGAGTTAATCATGTTTCCAGTTTTGAGAATCGGGTAAGGAATTGTGAAATGGAAGTATCGCTTACATTCTCCACAGGGGAGAAGTAGTCACAATGAAATCCAATCCCTACCATATATTCCCTTGCGGAATTTGCTAACTTCCGCACTTCTGAGGCGGATTTGTTTGAATAGAATTTGACTTCCAATCCAAGATTGATACCGTCCTCTGTATTTGAAAGTGTGGATAACACTCCGTCTCCGCCTATCTGCTTGAAATACATATAGGGGAATGACGGTGGTGTAGCTTTATACACCTGTCCTCCTTTCAAACTGCTGTATTGTTTCTGCAAGTCTTTCAGGAGGTTCGTAAAATACAAATTCACATTGTCCTTAACCATCCTTGAATACCTCGCTTGCTATTTTTTGTGCTTCTTTCCTCAGATATTGCGCCGTCTCATACATGAATGGTCTTGACGGCATACCCTCTGTAAATCGCCATGTGCCATCATCAGCCGGATAATACCAACCCTCTCTGCCGTCTTTCGTGGTAAAGATTGTTGCCCCGGAATTGTACGCCCAGTTCATTATTGCCTTGTACTCTTCGCTTGGGTGTGAGTTGTCCCTACCCTTTACACCAGTACCAAACTCAATGTACTTGCAATACCCTCCGGCACTTATGATTCCAACTCCCTCTGCCTCATCCAGATAACCGATAATGGAAGATCTTGCCGTACCGGTATCAACCGGAACTAACTCCTGTGCCTTTTCAACTCCGAGGTCTGTAAGTCTCTGTATAAGTTTCTCTGCGCATTTGTGTATACGCTCTTTCCGCTTTTCCAGTTTCTTAATGGCCTCATCTATGCTGTCCGTGTCAAAGGGATTGATCGTTATTTTGTCCTGCATGGATATTCCCCTTAATCTTCCGTATCGCCCATAGATTCTGTTGCAAATCATGTTTCGGGCAGACACATATATAATCCGGTTCTGTATCTGTGGAACCGTCCTCGTTGAGAATAGGAACCACATCTATGAAGAGTTTTGAGTATTCATCAATCGGCAATTTCTGTACGGTTGATATGGTCTTGTCGTAGACAATATCTTTACCAAATGGGGAGTCCTCGGCATTTCCTGAGTTCGGACTTACTCTCGCAAGCACACGAACCGGATTTGAATACTTCGGTATGCTCTCCCCGGTAAGGTTGCCATCCTCGTCCACTTCATCCACCGTTCCGTCATAGGTCTGGTAATAAAAAGGGACTTGGTTCAATCTGAGGTCTTTAAGTCTCAGCTTCGGCATTGCCATCCCTCCTTAACAGACCGACATAGGTTTTGGGTGGGATCTTCGCCAAGGCCAACTCAATATCTTTCTTACCTGTCTGTCCCCAGTTCCGGGTAACTCCAAGTTCTGTGTGAGATACAAGTCCGCCCCTCGCATCGTCAGAGTTTATGGCTTTCGCCAAATCATAGATTTCAAACTCATACCGGTTATAAAATCTCTCCAACTCTGCCTCTGTCGGAATATCATCATCCGCCCAAAAATGTTGATTTGCAGCCTGTTTCTGAGCTTTCACAAGGAGGACGGCAATCTGTTCGTCAGTGAGAGTTTCATCATCTAAAATGATTTTCAACAATTTAGCGTCCATAATCCGTCCTCACTTTCTTACCCTTGCTGAGTTAAAAACTCTGCGATCAGCTTTGCTTTTACGGTTTCTTTCATGTCATACCCACGTTCCGCTGCGATAGCCTTAATCTGTGCTACTGTCAGAGCGTTAAGTTCTTCCTCTGTGTACTTCTTACCAGTAGCCGTCTCTTCTGAAACCGCATCCGCTGATGTGGAAACAGAAGAATCAACTACCTCGGAACCACCGTTAAGGGTATGACCTGTTATTCCCCCACCGTTGTACCGGCTGCCGTGATCTTGCTAGGAAGATCTGTGGAAATATTAGTGAACTTCGCACTCATCCACTCAGGACCGTGATCCAGACCGATCTGACCGAAGATCTGATAAGTTTCTCCTGCGCCTGTCTTAGCAAGCTGCTCTAAGAAGAAATTACCCTTACCAGGAACCATCTGATGAACAGGAGCCATGATGGACGGATCGAACAGAACGGCAGTACCGGCAGGCATGGTATCGAACAATGCGACTGCCACCTCTCCAAGAGGGGTAACTACGGTCTGTAACTTGATACCGTTTACTTCTCTTCCGAGAGGAACGATAGTCAGGTTGTTCTGCTGAGCGTCAAGGTTGAGCTGCAACATAGTGGTTGCATCTACACCGAGAACGATATTGTCTGTCTTTGCTCCCTGATCGTGAATGGACTTTAATCCCTCTGCTACAAGCCAGTAGGTAAGAGGTTTCTTTGCGAGATCGAGTATATTGGTTGTAATCGCAGTCAGAAGTCCTCTGGTCTGGTTTGCCTCTGCATCAGTAGTAGCTTTCGCATACTTACCATTGATGAAAGTGTACTCAATATCCTGTGCGATCTTCGCCATTCTACGAGATACCTGGAACGCAAGTTCATCCATAGGATTTGCCTGCTGACCGGCTACGTTGATACCCTGCAGTGTACCCATGTTGCTCTGCTTTCCATAAGAAATCGCTACGGACTTCTGGAAGATCTGAGTTACGTTGGTAAGCTGACTTCTGGTTACAATTTCCGGCTGTGGAGCGGTAAGGGATGCTGTTTCAGAAATCTTAGGCTGTTCGCCTGTTTCTGTGTTGTACTCCTGACCGCAAGTAAACTCTACATGATTGGTTACGAGAGGTCTTGCGCCAATCATAGTAGAGAACGGTGTTGCCTGCTGCCCTTTAGCGAATAACATTCCGCTAAAATTAGGAACAGCGAATGATGTTGCTGTGCCCTGTGCCATAATTCATTACCTCCTTAAAAGTTATGCCTGCTGATTGTTAGCGGCATTTTGACTTAATATTGCAAGAACGGCGGCCTGTGTATCGCCTGCGTCCATTGCCTGCTTGATCTGTGCTGAATAGTCAACCTGACCTACGTTTCCAGACTGCGGTGTAGGCATCTGAGCTAAATACTGTGCGCGGATTTCAGACTCTTTCTGCTTATCCCTCTCTGCCATGAACTTAGAGATGTTTCCAGTAACGACATCCATATTTCCCTCATACTCTGCCGTTGCTGTTGCCTTTGCCATTTCGGTAGGCATACCCATTCCTAAGTAACGCTCCGATGATTCTGTTACCGACTTGAACTTTTCCAGTTCCTTGACATAGGCATCTCTCTGTGCCGCCTGTTCTGCCTTTGCTTCCGCTTCCTGTTCCTCGGCTGTCTGCTTAGCTCTGAGCTGTTTTCTCAGATTGCCCTCGGATGTGCATAACTTGTCATTGTCAGACTTTAACTTGGCATTATTGGCCTTTTCCTGCGCAAGCTGTGCCATAAGGCTTTCAACTGTAAGTTCATTGCCGTTGCTGTTATCCTCCGGCTTGGTTGTCTGAGTCTGCTGCTGTGTACCGGAAACCTGAGTAGTAGGCTGTTTCTGCGGTTCTGTCTGAGTCTGCTGCTGTGTCTGGTTCTGAGTTGCTGTACTGTTTACATCTGCCATAATTGACCTCCTGCGTTTGAACGGTTCTCTCCGTATAAATTTCTGCGTTTTTTTACTTGCGTCTCTGCAAGACAATAGTTGTATGCGTTTTGTAAGGATTTTCTCTAACCCGTTATGTGATAGGGATTTCTCCCTGAATAACCGAAAAATGAGCCGGACACGATTCATCATCACATCCGGCTCATAGGCTCTAACTGTATGAAGTTAGTTTTTCTTTGCTGCCTTTTTGGCAGTGGTTTTCTTGGTGGCAGTTTTCTTTGCAGTGGACTTCTTAGCTGCCGCTTTCTTATCAGAAGATTTCTTCGCAGTCTCCTTTTTGGAAGCTGCTACTTTCTTCTTATCGTCCATTTTCTTCTTGCCTGCTGCCGTCTTTTTGCTTGCTGTTGCCATTGGCTCTACCTCCTAATTTATAATTCTACGCACCGGCAGTTGATTATTTCATCTATCGGTGCGCCCATACTATCATCAAGTGGGAACATCATTTTGTACCCATTGATGGTAAAAGGCTCATTTATCGGAACTGTCTGCCCGTCAGCCTCCCAATGGCTTACCCGGACACGTTCATCTCTCATACTTACCCATGTATGGGTGTCCTGCCTCTCGGCAAGGTTCTGATGATTGATCCAGTTATATATCCAGTTGGTTTCATTTAAGGCAATCTCGGTTGCTCTGACTTCCGAGAACATCCGCTTAACACTCTTTGGAACATCCTCTTCTTTCATAATGCCACCGGTCATGCGAGACATTTTATAATCATCGTTTCCGTTGGCGTTTGCTACCGCTCTTTCGGTTGCCTCCTGAATGTACTTTGCAAATCTGTATGCCTTTTCTCTTACCTCTGTCTCGTACTGATATTCAGAAGCCATGGCAAAATAAAGATCCATGAGCTCATTTTCATAATCAGAACTCGACTTCTCGTAAAGGAATATCCCGGAGAGAAGATTCATAAACTGTGCTGCAAAGAAATCAACAAGGGCATTGATAAATTCCTTGGCAGTATTTATCCGGCGGAGCTTATCGTCTTTGAGGATATTCATTTCATCAAAGTATTGTACCGGATCATACATATCTCACACCGCCTATTCTTCTACCATTGCCGTTTTGCTCGGCTGCTTTGATTCCTCTGTCTTATCCTTTTCCTCGTTGTTCTCCCCACCGTTCCCCTCATCATCCTTATAGGCGTTAGGGTTCGGCTGCTGCGTTTTTTCTTCCTTGGATGCAAGTTTCTTCTGTATGCCCTCGATAATAGTCTTACTGTCAACCCATGCCTGCTGAGGATCTGTAAACAGTCCAACAGTATTGAATGAAGTGAGACCATCTACTCCGGCATTTAGTAATGCCACAAGGGAGTTTGTTTTTGACACCAGATCGTATGTCTTGGTTCTGCAGAAACGTATTTCAACGTCTGCCGTCTCTATATCTTTCAGACCGTCATACGGTCTCTGATCTGCCTTGATTATCTCTATTGCCAAATCAATAATCTGCATTTCCGGTTCCGTGAATAACTGTTCAACGGTCTTTGCGGAAATCTCCAAACACTGCCATCCATTTGATAGCTGCATTGCTCCTGTGGTAGAGCCGCCGCTTGCTTCCTGCCATGACGGAGTAGAAGTAATCTGCTCCAACTGGGAATTGAGATGATCCACAAGTTTCTGTACCTCACTCTCATTCAATGTCTGATTGAGGTAGGTAATCTTTGCTTCCTTGCCGTCTCCGGTACTCTTTGTCATAATGACACCATCGCCGTCAACGAGATTTTTCTTACCCTCTTCATTTACTTGGCAGTTGTGCATCCAAAGTAAGGACTGAACGTGCTGCAATATATCATTGATACGGTCTGAATCCACAAGGTTCATGGCATCCATGAGTGGGATAACCTTTTCAAAGATACCCATGCGGTCATTCAATGCAAATTCTACGACCGGTATTCTTCTCAGTGGGTTCGGAGTGATATTCTCTTTCAAATGATAGTCCGTTGTATTAAGCTCATGCTCAATGGTGTAACAGAATCTGCTTGAATATGCTGTGAGAGTGATGGTTCCATCATCGTGTATGAAGTAGGTACATCCAAGCACCGGTTCTCTGTACGCATCGTTGGAATACACCACGAATGTTGTCAGTGGACTCGGAACCAAAAGCTCAAACGGAGAATAACGGCTTGGATTTCTGTTCGGCAACATCATCTGGTAACCGACTCCACAGATAAACAGATTTCTTCCAAGGGCAATGTCCTTTGCCGATTTGCTCTGCTCCTGCATCATTTTGTTGAGCATGGCGATTTTCAAATCGTCAATGTTCTCTCCGTTATCCTCGTCCTTTTTCTTTAAGAAGCCGAATAAGGCTCTCTTCTGTTTCTTTGTAGGCTCTATCTTTGCTCTCTGTACGAAAGTAATCGGGTTGGAAAAACAATATCCCAGATGCACGTCCACAATCTTTGAAGCATTGTTTTCTACGACTGTGGCATTAAGGTCCGATCTGATTTTCTTTTCACGGTTGAGAATTGGCTGATTTCCTCTCTCATACTCAAAAAGGTATACTTCCTCGGCAACATTTTCCTGATGTTCCATAAATGCTTTTGACACAACCTGTATGATATTGTCTTTCGTTATCTCCCTCTCATCAGTCATTAACATTCGCCTACCGAGAGTCGGACGGTTGCTTGCGTACATGAAGTTTCCCCTTTCCGAATAAAACAAAAGAACCGATCAAGTCTACTTATGACTTAACCGGCTCAAAGGCTCTTTGCTTAATTCTATTTTTATTACTTCCTTGCACCCACGGCAGTTTATGAAAATCGTGCCGGATGCTCCGGGTGCTTTCTTGAAAAGAAGTTTTTCACGGTTTGCCCGTGCCTTACATACAGGGCAGTATACGTTTTCCGTTTCCAATATAGCTGCTCCTTTCTGTAATTAAATAGTTGTGCGAATAGGATTTGAACCTATGATCTCCTGCGTATCAGACAGACGTGCTACCATGCTGCACCACCGCACATTACTGGGCGGTTCATCGCCGCCCATGCCCCTATATTATCATGGAGGAACCATTACCCTCTATCGAGAGGTAAGAGCCAAGAATGGGAGTCGAACCCACAACCTCTTGATTACAAGTCAAGTGCTCTACCAGTTGAGTTATCCGGGCTTAACAATATGGAGTAGCATTGCACTACTCCACATAAGAAAAGGATAATCCACCAACGCCTTTACCAAGACACCCTCATTCTAACAGAAAAAGGATGGTAAATGTATAGAATATCGGTGAGACCGATATTTTAACATAGTCATCCTTTGTCAAATGATATAATTGAAAGTTTATGGTGTAATTGAGTTCGTTTTTTTATTGTTTCGGTTCGTAATCAATGCAGTAATCGTCATAGGATGTGACTGCTCCGTAGCTGTCGCTGTCCTCGTTGCTGCATATCCAGTCCGTAGTGCCGTTGAAATTCTCATGCCATACACAAGTACCGCAAATTCCGTTACATCCCATTCTGTCCCTCCATCAATCTCTGAGCCTCTTCCGTGCTGCATACCGTCACTCCGGTTTCTTCCTCACACTTCTTTACCATACCGGCTCCGTCCCCGGCATAGCTTTCCCAAATGTGCTGTGATTCTACGAACACATCATTGATACGCTTATATCCGAATCCATAGGTTCTGTGAAGTGCTATGGCAATCGCAGCATATATCTGTGGAACCATCTGGTCTGCCGCAGTAGCAACGTTCTGTGAACGGTTTCTTCTGGCGATTTCATTCAGGGAATTTATCAGTTTGTTATTCTTCGCCATATCTTTCCTCCAGTGCATCCTCAATAATAGAGTCCGTGTAAAGAAATTCTTTCATATCTGCTCCGTAGCAAGGCGGCTCGATAGGTTCTCCACCATAACAAGCCATTCCGTGAGGACATTCAGCGTTTTCAGGACAATATTTGCAATAATCCTCTCCGTCATGTGTTTTCAGCCATTCATCAAGGATTTGTTCGTCTCGATGCTTTTCAAATACCACTATTGCATCTGCCAGAAAGTCGGTTTGGGCAAACCATTTCAGATCGTCAATCACTTTCCACGGGTTATCGCCAGATACATTCATACAAACTTCATGTAACCTTTCCATTTGATCGCAGTCTTTATATTTTTCCTCTATTTCTGCGATAGGAGATTTTAATGCGTGATAATTGCGAATGTGAACATAATTGAAGTATGCCGAGGAATATTCCCCTACTTCATACTCTCCTGGTTCAAATGTGTGGTTTTGCATCACGATCTGCAAAGCAACCGGAAGCTCGATAATGAGCATTTCGGCTTTTTCAATATCCTCAGCAGCGTATTCTCCACTTTCTTCATCGCAGTGCCATCCCATGATTTCACACACATTCGTTGTGGGGCCGCTGTTCCCGAATGGTCTTTTAACATCTATTGCCGGTCTATACCTATCCTTAGAATCTATTAAAATGGAGATTCTAAAATTAAGGTCTGTCATAATCTTTATGTGCTCCGGTTTTAATTTAAAACTTGGCATATCAACCTACCTCCGTTTCATTCCTCTGACTGTATGTTTCCTTTTGTTTCCCATAAATCTGCCACTTCCCTTTGAACTGCCAAATATGAAAGCGGACATATTTCCGCCGGACGGTTTCTGTGTGGCTGGTTTGAAATCTGCTGATGTGTTTTCCTCCATAGGATGTAACGATGGCGTTTCTGGTTTATACTGAGGTCTCCATACCATGACAATCTTATTCTCTTTAGGATCGACAAATCCAATTCCATTTTCAAAGATAGTAAGATTAAGTCCATGCCGGATGCAAGCCTCTTCGATTTCTTTCTGTACCTCAACTGCTTTTTTCTGTGCTTCTGTCATACCATTTTCTCCTTTCATCGTGCAGTTCTCACAAGTCTATAAATATTTTCATCATTGACGATCGTAAATGCTGTGGAATCTTTGATTAAACAGCTATCCGGCGATACGGCTTCGCACTCAAAATCTTTAAATGCCTGTTTCTGGTACGAATATATTCTGATATTTCCATCAATCGGTATTGAGATATTGGAGTTATAAAAACATACATTGCCAAGCCCGCATTGATATTTAATGCGATCCTCGCTATACGCTACTCCATGTTCATTGCACACAAAGGTAAAGAACTGTCCGGCTCCGTTTTCCAACACGATAAGCCATCCTCCGGTTATTTTATCTCTGTGTATTCCATAATTATTCACGGTATCAGTATATGGTATCTCAATGTTTTTTCCATCCAGATTCACAATGAGGTTTTCTGCAAATCTACTCACAACGCACGAATGTCCCTCAGATACCGCAAAGTAACTCTCATATCCACATTTTGTAATCGTCCGTATTCCGTTGCCTGATTTTGTGATCTGGATAGAGGTTAATGTATTGGCAGGACTTATGAAATATACTGAATCTCCTGCCGCATAAATCGGACTCTTGTGTTTCTTCTCAAACACATATTCTCTATCCGTGGTAAACCAGAACGCTCTATCATCCGCTTTTATTACAATATTCTCTGCTCCAACCTCTGCGAAATGGTATTTAATTCCGCTTTCGTATGTGAATTTATTCCCATTCTTAACTTCCACTACTTCTCCGGCATTATTGATATAGCACTGCTCATTTAGAACAATTTTTACATCGTTTCCTTTGAGCATCGTGATAAGTGCAAGCCCTCCTGTTACCCCTTGTGATACCGGCTTAGTAAGAACATTTGCATTATTATCACATAGCGGACAACGAGCATATTTGCCATAATAAAACTCCTGGTGTACATCGCAGAATTTAAGGTGTTTTGCCATGTGTTTTAATTCATCCCCCATAGATCTGCTCTTATTCTCAAAAATCTTTTTCAGAGAATCAACCAGATAAGGAGATAAGTTTTTCCACGGTTTAATCGTTCTTGGTATTTTTACTTTTGGATTGTCTATTACGCATATTCCTCGTTTCATACGTTCTACAATATCCATATCTGGTGTCATAGTCCCACCATGCGGATGAATCCTTGTAAGGGTTTTCCAAATCAAAATTGCCTCTGCGTATGTGTCTGTTTCCTCTGAAAAATCATTTCCTTTCATCAATGGATCTTTGAATAAGTCCATGCAAACTTCACATTTTTCATCTTCCACGCTCCAACTATCGCAATCTATAAAGTACACATTTCCAGTTTTGTCAAAGAGGATGTTCTGATCGTTCAGATCCCCAATACACACTCCGGCGGAATGTATATCTCTCACGGTGTCCTTTATCTTTACGAGTATTTCCAAAATATCTTTCGTGGTTATCCCATTCGCTTTCAGATATTTTTTACTTGTGAGAACTCTTACTTCCTCTCCTACGGCTTTTGGCATAATGTAACCAATAAACTTATTGTTATTGTCATACACTGCCGTAATCGGTTTAATAGCCTCCTTTGGCAGCGGTTTGTCAATGAGCATGGCAACTTTCTTTTCCTTGGCTGCAATATCAACACAGGGTTTGTAAATTTTCAGAATATCGTTGCCAAACTCATAGATATATCCCTCGCCTCCCTCCGTTATGGGGGTAAGCTGTCTTATCTTTTCTTTTCCTATCCTCGTTAGTGCCATTTTCATAATGCCCTCCTACAATACGATTGTTGTATCATCCTGGAATACTCTCTGATGTTTGTTTATAAACCTCTTTACCCTTACTTCCTTACCGCTCTGCAGGGCTTCCGTAAATTCTTTCTTAAATTGTGCATCTTTCATGGCGAATCGTATTCCGTCAGACGCTACACCAATATTCCTGTATTCGTCTTTTGGAAAAGCCTTTGTGGAAAAAATGACACCATCTTTGTACTGTTTGAGCATATCCTTATCCACATAATTATAGGCAAAGTATTTCGGGTATTCTCCGTCAGATAGTTCTTCAAACTCAATCGTTCCGTCCAGACGTTCTTTCACGATAAAACCATCTCCGCAGTAATCTACCATGAAATGTGTCTCATTTTCAGTAACCATAAGGATCGTAAAACAAAGGAAATCTCTGATTGAGCCGGAAGTCTGCCCGAATAGACCAAGTATCTCTCCAAAAGCGGCTGCGGCAGTATATACACTACATTCATGTATAATTCTGCTGTCATTTTTCAAAAGATGGCAAAACGCTTTTGCTCCAACTTCCGAATGTTTCCCCTCCGAACAGCCATCGCAAACAACTTTCATCCCATCAAATTCAATTCCGTAGTCCTGGCAATTCGTACCGTAGTCGATATGTTGCTGACCGATTTTATTTATAACCATTGTATTTCCTCCCACAAAAAAGAACGGCAACCCCTTTTAGGATCGCCGTTCTACTCTCATTTTTTTATACGTCAAAAAAATCATCCTGTTTCGATACGGCACTCTTGGAGTTTTCAATCACTGATTTTGATAAGCAGTTGAAAGCTCTTCTGAGTTCTGATGCAGAACTGCTTACATCGAGGATATTCTTGAATCCAAGGTCTTTCGCCTCCTGTGTTGCCTGTCCTCCGAAACTGATAAACGCAGTAACGATTTCTTCCACGTTCAGATACTCTACCGCTTTCTTTGCCTTTGCAAACCCTCCCGGCTGAGAAGAGTTATCCATCCCATCTCCGAAAATTGCAAACACGGCCTTTACTCTCATTCCCTCATTTTTGAGGAAGTCTCTGTATTCTTTCAACTTCTCAGTTCCATCAATGATCGTATCGTACATAGCTGTGCATCCATCGGTGCTATACGAAGTGTCAAACTCTGTAATGCGCTTATAGCCTCCTACGGTTGCACTGTCGGAGAAGTCTGCTCTTGCAACCAGAATCTCATCACATTCCTTGGAATTGATAAGTGCATCTTTGAAATCCGAAAGAGCTTTTACCATATCTCTTTCATACATTCCCATAGAACCAGACTTGTCGATTCCGACAAAAATTAAATTGATGTTCTCACTGTCGATTTCATCAATGGAGGTATTTGCGATCTCAACCTCATCTAATCCGTCAATTACCTGTTCTGTTTCATTCATACCGGCTACCTCCTACAAAATATCATCTGTGCTTTTCACGATGTTTACATGGTACGTTTTCTTAAAATCATCAAAGGTCTGTTCAGTAACATCCTCAAACCCAGGAATGGAGGACATACAATCTTCCAGGATATAGATTTTCTGAGTGATCTCTGGGCGATTAGCGTAATGTTCGAGAATCTGTTTAATGCTTTCCAATACGCAATGGCTCTTTGCCTCTCCTGCAATAATGATCTTGTCGTAATTTTCCAGTTTGTTCAGGAAGTCGATATTGATGTAGTTCTTTGTATCATACTCAGGTTTGATAATTCCGTACATTTCGCTGAGTGGATCCTGTCCTTTTACAAGACGCTGCGTAACGGCTTTCTTTGCAACAGAGTGAAAATAAATCATGTTGGCAAACTGATTTTCAAATGCCGCACCAGATGTACCCTGTAAACAGTGGTAAGACCATACGCATAAGGTTTTCTTTCCGTCTTTTTCCAGATGTTCTACATAGTCACGGCTCTGGCGAGGGTAGATAACAGCTCTGTACTTTCCAGAATCAAGGTCTGCCAGCGTAATCGGTGT